CCCCCCTCTACACATCACCACCAAAGCGCGAGTGGGTAGGGCTGACGGATGAGGAGGTCAGCAAACTCATAGACCAAGAAATTGGTTTCAATTCTTGTTGGGGGCCAGAAGAAGCTTTTGCCCAAGCCATTGAAGCCAAACTCAAGGAGAAGAACACATGAAATCTAGGCACCACGCAATTCGTGATCTGTTGCTGGCGTCTGAAGATGGTTTAACTGTCAATCAACTTGCCGAACATTTTGGAGCAACCACCAAAACCATTTGCAAGACGCTAAAGACCGTTTGCGGTGTGTACATTGACCGTTGGACAGGGCCAAGCCGAGGTCAGTATGCAGCGGTGTATATGTGCGTGAAAACGCCTAAGAACGCCCCGCGTCCTTAAGCGTAAAGGCGTGTGCCAGCCTTGTCAATAATCAGCTTACTTTTGCGTGGCGCGGAACCAGCTACGTTGGGTATGCTGATGTGGGTCCAGCGGTCAAACTCACGGATCACTTGGTCATAACCCAAGTCACTGGCGATGATGGCTTTGACAACCTCATCTGGCGTCATAGCGGGTACACGAATATCAGCAGCGCAGCCGATGCGATGCTGAGAAGTGTCTTTGCTGCCCACAGCATCATTGACTTGTTTTGATCGGAAAGCTGAATTGACCATGATGGGCTTTCCTCCAAGTACTGTTTTGACTTGCTCAAGAAAGTTTGCAAGACGTTGGAGGTTTGCAAGTTCTGTTTCATTTGGGATGTTGTCAAACTGCCTATGGTCTGTGTGCGTAAGTTCTTCAAGGGTAAAGTGTTCAGTCATTTTGTGGGCGTGGATTGGTGGAGAAGATCGTCTTTAGCTTGTGATCCAGCGCTGCTACCAAAGTAGAACGCGATGATGCCTGTCCATGCAGTGCCAAGCGATCCCAGCATCAACATCAGGGCGTCAGAAGCCTTGAAGGTTTCGGTCATCATGCCAATCAAGATGCCGAAAAATCCAATGGTGACCGACACAGCCAGAATGGCAGGGATGTACGAACGGGTTTCAGCTTGCATCTCACGAGCAGATTTTCTATCTTCGACATTTAGTTTGGCAAAGTCTAGACCCATCTCCTGTGCCCGTGCAGCCATAGCCACTTCAGCTTGCTTGAGCAGCATGATCTGATCTGCGCTCAATTTGCCCTCGCTAATAGTGCTTTGAACATCTTTAGGGTCTATGCCAATAGCCTTGCTCACCGCTTCAATAGCAAGCCCCGCTAAAGGCCCACCAAGCGCCGTGGCGATGGTGGGTGCGATAGTCTTAAGCCAATCCATGAAATCTCCTTAAAACGGTAAATAACTTAGCGCCTTGTCCATTGCCCGTTTGGCCAATGGTTCAGGCAACGCTTTTACAAAATCAAGAAACCACCAGACGCAAGCAACATAACAAAACAGTTTGAACCATTGCTTGAACCCTTTGACGATCTCATCCATGTGGCCGTATCTGGTAAATACCCCATCCAACCATTGTCAAAAGTAAAGTTCCAGTAAGCAGACCAAGGATTAACTCAACAGCTTGTTGAATGTCTTGTTTCTTTTTTTCAGCAGCTTCTTTTTCACGTTTTGCCGCTTTGGCAAACTCAACTTCCATTGAAGCGGCTCTGGCTTTAATGCTATTCCAGAGTTCCATGTGATTAGGGTAAAACAACTTGTTCTTTAGGTCATCTTCAAACTGGCGGTGCTTGGCAAGCGCCATTTCAATTTCCATTGCTTTACCTAATGCAGAGCCTTTAAACGTGCCGTTCTTAGACTGAACTACTACTTGAAGCGCATTAGCTTTGGCGTCAAAATAACGGCCCAAGAATGGGCCAAGCGATTCCACGTTTTGCGCCGTGTTCGCTGCTTTTTTGATTAAATTAACTGCCGAATTAACGGCGTCAAGGGCTTCAAACGGGTCAATCATTTGTCCACTTTGGCGTCTAATTTGTCAAAAATTTTACCGAGCATTTCTTTAATATCGTCAATGTCTCGGCGGTAGTCGTCTTTGGAAACGTAAAGCATTGGCATCGCCCTAACGTCCGTGTCAAGGCGCTCAATGGCTTTGGTAATGTTGTTTAACACCCAACCGCCAAGAAAAGCAATTAGACCGAGAGCAACGTTGATGATTTGTTGGGTATCCATTATTGTGCCAATGCGTTACGGTTTTCTGATGCGGGCATTTGTGCGGCAGCAGCAGCCGCGCGGGGTGCAATTTGTTTTGCCAATTGATTTGTTACTTGTTGTTCAGCCTGCCGAGCCATTGCTTTTTGGATAGACTCCGCAGTAATCGCTGGGCTTAACATTTCTCGCGCTAATTCCATTGCCAATTTATCATCTACAACTCCTAGCAATCGTTTAACCACTGCGTTATAGATGGTGATGGGCATGGACAGAATAGAAGGCGCAGGCACCACACCGGTTTCCTTACCGGCTTGAGTTGCTAACCGGCTTACGTCTTTGCTGCTTTTTCTGCCTGCGGATGCTAAGCGCTCAAACTCAGCTTCACGGGCTAAATCATCACGCACTGAATTGATTGCGGTTAATTGACGGTTGTCTAGCCCTTTGGTCAATTCGCCAATTCGCGTTTCTACCGCCAAAGCGTTAGACCCAGGAGGCAAAGCCGGAGCCAATTTGTTGCCGTTTGCTTTAGCCATATTTTCAACACGCGTCAAACGCTGCGCGTCTTTGTCAATAACATCAAAACGCTGACGCAAATTCATTCCTGCGTTGTCATAGATGTCAATTGTGCGCCCGTAATCCCGCATAAAGTTAGCGTGCGACATACCGCCTTGCGCGACTTTTTTGCGATAAACGTCTTCAATACCCGCCCTTGCAATTTTTAACGCGTCTGGATTGTTGCCAAACAATTGAGTAAATTGCCTCGCTTCTGACTCACCGTTAGGTGTGAAGTAGCGGTTTATAACATCTTCAGGCCGAATCTTGTCTTCGCCCAAACTAGTCCGCTTGAACAAATTGGCATTGACGCCTTCTTTAAACCGAGGTGCATATTCAGTGCGATATTTAGACACGGCATCGGCGTACAGCGTTTTAGCATCGTTGGACAATGTGGTGCTTTTGCCAATTGCGTCATCAATTGCGGTATGCAACTGCCTTAAATTTCGCAATGTTGTAGCCGCCATTGGCGCATTGCTGGTTGAGGCCGCAGCAATGTCGGCGTTAATGGCTTTGCGAACATCATCAAGTTGCAAAAGAGTTGCTTCAGGCGTTGCTGGTGGTGGTGTAGGTTGCTTTGCTGTTTTAAAACCGGCTTTACCTATAGCCACTGTTTCCGCTTCTGGAACGGGTGGTACAAATCCGCGCAGTTTGCGTACTGTATCGGGCGCAGTTTCAGTGGCAAAACTTGATAGTTTGCGGTCCAAAATGCGTTCGGCGTCAGCAATAACATTTGAAATGTCAATTTTGGCATCACCGGCAGCGTCAAACGCAGCTTTATATGCAGGCTGAGTCACGTTAGCTTTGACAGATTGTCTTTCAGCGTTGGCGGCAATGGACAAGGCATCACCTATTTCAGACGGACTAACATCAACCAAATTACGGTCAATTTTTGCTTGCAATTTACCAGCGACATTTTGAAACCGTTGTTGAGCACGTGTTTCTTGCGCTAATCGGGCTTGATTGGTTTGCGCGGCTGCCCCAGCATATTCAGTAGCTACGCCAGGTAATTCGGACAATTCTTGTTGCAGTGCAGAGAATTTGGCCCCACCAACAGGTGCGGCCACTTGACCCGCAGTTGGAGCAGAACCAGGAACAATTACAGCCCCCTTGTTGCGTAAGGCGTTAACAATATCTTGACCTTTACCTTCAACAGCGTCTAAATAAGTGGCCGATTTAAGGTCTGTAATTTTGCGCCCATAATTTACCGCCTTACCAATCAACGGTGCAATTACAGTGGGCACCGCCGCGCCTATGGTTGCGCCCATTTCAACATCTTCTGGGTTAACCGCAGCAGCAGACACGCCGCCTACCACAGCGCCGCCTACGCCTTTTGTGGCTACGTTTACTACGCCTGGTTTAAGGCCAGTTTGAAACCCCGCGCTCTCAATAGATTTTGCTAACGGTGTCAAAAATTTGGCCAGCGATGGGGCCATCTGCGCTACTTTTTTTATTGGCTCAGCAATTACACCGCCTACGGGCAACGTGCCTACTATTTGACCGCCTACTCGCCCAACTTCTGCACCAGCTACGCCGCCGTACTGTTGTTCAAACTCAGCTTTTTGACGTGCAGATTCTTCTCTGGCACCTTTAACGCCCAACGCTTCCGTAGCCGCAATGTACGCCGTATCCGTAATATCTTGCAATCCTCTGTACGCGCCCACAATAGGCGAATACAACGCTTTAAGCGTTGGGTTTGTTGGCGCAACAGAGTAAGGAGTTGCGCCCTTACGTTGTGCGGGTATTTCGGATGGGGCAGGCGCTGGCGCGGCTTGCATCTGACGAATAGCATCCGCAAATGCTTTGGCGTCTTCGGCGTTTCCCGCAGCATCAGCCTTGACCAACGCCGCGCTAAGTTGTTCAAGTGTTGCCATGATTATTTAGGAGCGTATTTGTTAAGAAGGGCGTCAATGTTGGGTGCAGCAGGTGCAGCCGCCGCAGGCGTGCCTGCCTTGTACGAATATGTTGAATCGTAGGCTTCCTGCATGGTTTGGGCGGTAAAGTCAGCTTGACCTTTTAGCTTACGCAAAGAAGCTATTAAATCTTCTTTTGATTGTGAACGATCTAAAGATGCCTTTAAGTTTTCAAACCTATCGCCTTCGCGGTTAGACACGTTACCAACACCAGCGCCGGTCTTAGATGCTGCGCGGAGTTCCGTAAGTCCTTGCACAAATGCCAAGTTTTTCAATTGTTCAAGATCAGCTTTTGCTGCCCTAGCCGCATCGGTAAGCGCTGGAGTAGCGCCGCCAATCAAACCAGTTATGCCGTTAATTCCGTTAGGGTTAGCAAGTAACTTATCAACAGTTTGACCAATAATTGACATGGTGTTGTTAACTGTTTTAAGCGATTGTGTTGCTTGGGGCAACAAAGCCTCGCGCTTTTGAATTTCTTTAGGGTTTAGATTTTCCATCGCAGCCGCAGGCGTCATTCGGCCGCGTAAGGCTTCTTCGCGGCTAACGTAAACTTGTTTGCCTGTCACTGGATCAACAACTGCTACAGGCGCAGATGGCTGCGCTGGCGTTGGCGGTGTGCGGCCAGCTTCTTTAATTTTTTTCTCATAATCAAAAATATTGCCTGCAAAACCTTGCGCTTTAGCCGCGTTAAAGTTTCGAATCAAATCCGTATCTTGACGCTCAGGTGCGGTAAACATTACTTTATTATCTCTACCAACAAGCGATGCGCCAGCAGCCACAGAAACTGGGCGCAATTCGCTAGCTGTAGCGCCTTGTTGCGAAAGATACGATTGGCGTTGCTCAAAAGGAATTGCCAACAAAGTTTGTTGCGTAATTAAAGCCTTTGCTTTTTCTTCCTGTGAAAACAAAGACGATGTTTGAATATCCTCTGTGTGGGCGGTAATGTTAGCGTCTGATGGACGATCACTAATATCGCGCAAGGCTTGGCTTAACATTTTTTGTTTTAACCCTGCCGTTTCAGTTAAAGATTTAGTTTCAGCGGCTTTTTGCGCGGCAGTAGTTGCGGCCTCTTTTCGGTAATTAATGCCCAATTGAGGGTTAACTCTAAACAGTTGGCTTTCGTAATCAACCGCTGTTGGGTCTAAACGGCGCAACGCATTACGTTCTTCCATTGTAGCTTGCGCTTCTTGCATCTTAAGCGCGTTTAACTGATTGGCTTGTTGGGCTTGTTGAATCTGTGCGATTTGGCCGTACTGCGCCAATGGATTGGCAA